GATACTCTCGGGCCACTTCACGACACGATGTATTCGTGGTTGGGGAAGAAGGATTGGCTTCTCGTCGGCCCGCCGACTGAGAAGCGGGTCTCCAGTGTCTGTGTTTTTGAACATCAGACTTCTGTTGATCTCGTTGGTGCCACGGACAATCTTTGTCTCGACGTGGCAGACGCGGTTTTAGGCGTGGCCATGTCACGCTCTAAATGGGTCCCTGGTCGTGTACGTCTGGACGCCCACGCTTCGCTTCGGCCGAAGTGTGGGGGAAAGGAGGTCACGCATGGTCAGATGATGGGGACTTATCTCTCCTTCCCCCTTCTTTGTCTTCAGTCTTATGTTGCGGCCCGCTGGGCCACGCGTACGACTAAAGCGAAGTATCTTGTCAACGGTGATGACGTCCTCATATCATCACCTCGTCCTGTTCTCGCTTCGGATTACCCCTCGTGGGCGATTCTTAACGAGTCCAAGACTGGTCGTTTCCGCGATGTTGCCGAGATTAACTCGACTTGCTTCCTCCGGGAGAAGTCTGGTAGGTGGAAGGAGGTTAAGCATCTTCGCAGGGGTGGGGCGACAAGTGATTTCGAGGGTCACTTGCACCAGTCGGCGGTTTGTAGGTCAGCCGGTCCTTTGTGGATGAGGGCCTTCGTCCTTTCCAAGGCGAAGAGCCGTTGGGTCTTCCGCCCGAGTGATCTCGGGTTTGACATGCGGATACTCGAGGTTTTTAAGTATGAGCGTAAGCTTGGCCTTCGTTCTTACTTTTGCCTTCCTGAGTTTCCCGTGACTAAGGGGCGTTATCGGTTCTCTGATAACGCCACTCCGGAAGAGAAGATTGAGGTCAAACTTGATCTTTGGTCTTCGGGTCGTGAGACGGTGGAACCCTCCGGGGCTTCCCTCCGTTTTCGGGCTTTTTGGAGAGATCGCGTCCGGGTTGGACGTCGTCGCCTTATGGCGCGCCGTCTCGGCTTCGGTACCGATCTTACCTTTGAGCCTCGATTGATTAACTCTCCTCTGTCTGTTGACAGGGGCGAATTAGTTCTTGCCGACTCGAAGATCGAAGACAAGTTTGTCCCCGCTCTTCAGTGGTGTGAGGAGGATTCCTCTTGGTGGTTCCCTGCAGCCTAGGCCGCTTCGGGACCAGCGGACTGTCGGCCTGCCGACATCCTCTGTTGGGGCAGTGTGCTGCCCATTGCTTGTGGTGGGAGGTCTTTGACCATCCCATAACGACACACTCTGCGCCGTCAGGCTCCCACTCTCGGGTAATTAACCAGGACTTACGTTACGAACAGTATGTTTGTCCAGTTTGCTTCGGCATCCGGTTCCGATGAAGGCAGTTCGGGTCTGTGTTACTCGACCTCAAGTGATCTGGTAGTCACTGGTGAGGCGGCTTAAGATCCGCGGCCCCCAAAGTCATTCGGGGCGAACAGTGGGGTGTCGGTAGTTACCGGCAAGTGGTCGATGTCGTAGGACACGGCTGCGAGGGATCCAGTCCCG